TTACAATTTTAATGATGTTAATAATTTTGAAATTATAAAAAATAACATTTCAATAAACTATACAAAAGAATATCAAAATTCAATAAGAAATTTAATATATTATGAATGATTTAATCTTTGTAACCGCACAACCAGATGTTGAATATTTTCACTGGCAATGTGAAATATACGGATATAATTTTACAAAAATGGGTATTAAAAAAAATAATATTCATATGATTTTTGCATTAGTTAATGGCGCAACTGAACCTTCTGAAGGTGTAAAATATTTAAAAAACATTGGTTATAATGTACATTATTATATTGATAATAGAGATTCTAAACATTACATTCCAAGTATAAAACCTTATTTAATATCAAAATGGTTGGAAGAATTTCCAGAATATGGTAAATTGTTTTTTTTACACGATGCTGATATCATATTTAGAGTACTACCTGATTTAAGCAAATATCTTAAAGATGATATTTGTTATATGTCCGATACCAGAAGTTATATCGGATACAATTATATTTCAGATTGTTGTGGTAGATATGAAGCACAACACCCAACATCTGAAAAATTACAATTACTAAATGAAATGTGTAATGTTATTGGATTAGATATTGATTGCGTTAGAAATAACCAAGATAATTCTGGTGGTGGGCAATATATCATTAAAAAAACATCTGCAGAGGATTGGAATAAAATATATAGAGATTCTAATACTTTATATAATACAATGTTGGATTATCAAAATAGATTTCCAATAAATCCTGGACAAATACAATTTTGGACTGCAGAAATGTGGTCTCTTCTATGGAATTTATGGTGTTTTGGTAAAGATACAAAATTAATTAGCGAATTAGATTTTTCATGGGCAACTGATAATATTGAAACTTATGAAAAAAAACCAATATTACATATGGCTGGAGTTACTGATAATTTGAAAGGTGTTAAATTTTATAAAGGTGATTTTATCGCAACGAATCCCATTAAAAAGTTAGAAGAAGATATTAACTATTTTAACTATATTGATATAAATAGTTCAACAACAAAATATATTGAAATTATGAAAGAAATTTTATTATCTAAAAATTAAGAATAGAATATTTATATTAAATTATGGCGTGTTATAGTGGCTTAACCAATGCACCAAATTGGTATTATCAAGATTGTAATGGAAGTATTAGAAGTGGTAGTACTGTAGGTCTAACAGTATGTTATGATGATACAACAATAGTACCTGTTAATATTACAACATCTATGGTATCATGTCTTAGTAACGAATATAGTTTTAGTGCATGCTGTTATCCATATGATGTTTTTGGAATAATTAATATTCCAACAAGTTTAAATATTGGTGATACATATTATGTTGAAGTTGATGGATTTTCGGGTTGTACAATTGTTGGAAATGATGTATATATTGTTCAATATTCTGAATCATCAATTACAGGGCCTTTTACAGATTGTGAAGATTGTGCAACAAGCATTCCATATCCATGTGCAACGCCAACTCCTACACCAACACCAACATTGACACCAACTCCTACACCAACTCCTACTGTAACCCCTACACAAACGCCAACTCCTACGCCAACTCCTACGGGATTTTGTGGAATTTTAGATTATTGTTTGGATACTGATGGAATATCTGTATATGACGGTAATTATACTTATGCTGGTACATATAATTCATTAAATTATTATACTGGTGGAACTTCACCTATAGGATATATTTTTAATGATGGTACAAAATGGTGTTTATCAAATTCTTTAGGCGGGTCTTGTATTTTATTTGGTAAAACCCCATGTTATAATGTTTGTCCAGATATTTGTGATGAATTAATACCTGGAGTATGTGTAACTTCAACTACAACAACTTCAATATGTGATACTGTAAATTTTGAAGCTTTATTTAATTGTAATGTTACACCAACTCCAACAACTACACCAACTCCAACTCCAACATCATCAGTTGGAACATGTTTTTCAGCAATTACTGACACTCCTAATTGGAGTTATTATGATTGTTGCGGCAATTTAATAACTGGTACAACAATAGGTTTAGATATTTGTTATAATAGTTCATTACCATTTTCTGGTATTGCAACATATCCAGATGTTTGTGTTGTTAATTGCCCAACTCCAACACCAACACCAACTCCAACAAGTATTTGCACATTATCGTCAATATCTTTAAGCGCAACAACATTACCAACATCTACTCCAACAGCAACACCAACTCCTACACCAACAGTTGTTAGAAATCAATGTTTTTCTGGTGATGTTGCATTTGTATTATTTGAAGAAGCATTTTCATGCCCTGAAACTAAAAAATTAATTAGTTGTTCAAATAATGAAATTTACTATGTTAATGAACCTTTAATATTGGGCTCAGAAGTTGTTCAGATTAATCAAACATTCTTAGGTTTAATTAATGAACAATTTGATTGTTATAGATATTTAGGATTAGAAAAAATATCAAGTAATGGTATTCTATTAAATATTTATGATATTTTTGGATATGACTGTAATACATGTATTTTAACTACAACAACAACATTACCCCCACCAACAGCTACACCAACGGTAACGCCAACAGCTACACCAACGGTAACGCCAACAGCTACACCAACAGCTACACCAACAGCTACACCAACGGCAACGCCAACAGCTACACCAACAGCTACACCAACGGCAACGCCTACGCCAACAGCAACAGTTTCATGTTTACCTGCAGCATCTTTAGTTAGTGATGGCCTTAGAGCTTATTTAGACCCAGCAATATGTAGCGGTTTTACTTTAGCGACATATACTCTTGAAGATGCTACAGGAAACTTTAGCGGTAACACTTTTGATGTTAGTCCACAATTTAAAACAACAACTGGAAACCAATCATATAGTGCATATACAAGCGGTGGAACCTATAGTACTATAGGTAGTGGTTCGATAACAATTGAACCATCTAAATTATATTTTTATGGTAGAAGCGGCTCAGGTGTTAATTTCTCGGCAACATCTTTCTCAATTTGGTTCTATCCATTTAGTGCAGTTACTTCAGGAACATCAGCCCAAAGTCTTATTCAACCAAGATTATCTTATGATACAAATGGAATAAACTATTTAGGTATCGGTGCTGCTGTTGGGGCACTTAATAATGAGATTTTAGGTTTAATTTCAACAGTTGCAAATACTAATAGACGTACAGCAGTAGATTCATCAGGATTTACCCAATTTAGTGCCAACACTTGGTATAATATCACATGTAACTGGAATTCTGGCGATTCAAGGTATGATATTTATATAAATAACGTTCAACAAAATGTTTTTGCTCCAGCGGCTGGTCACATACCAGTAATTGAAGGTAATGCGTTAATCTTAGGTGCGGTTGTCGGATATGCTGGTGACGTAAACGCTCAACAAGCAAGAGCATTCTTTAATGGTAATATTGGTGAATTGCATATTTATACAAGAGCATTGACACCGACAGAATTAACAGATAACTACAATGCTTTAAAATCGAGATACGGTTATTAAAATATTTATTTAATTTTTTTTTTCATTATTTTAATAGTAATAATGAAAATTTTTATCCAAATTGCCAGTTATCGTGACCCTCAATTATTACAAACAATTAAAAGTTGTTTAGAAAATTCAAGATACCCTGAGAATTTAGTATTTTCAATTGCAAGGCAATATCATAATGATGATACCTTTGACGATTTATCAGAATATTATAATGATGATAGATTCAAAATATTGAACATCCCGCATGAAGAATCTCTTGGTGTTTGTTGGGCAAGAAATCTAACACAACAATTATATAATGGTGAAGAATATACATTACAAATTGATTCACATATGAGATTTTCCAAAGATTGGGATATCACATTAATTGAAATGATTCAACAATTAAAAAATAATGGGTATTTAAAACCATTATTGACAGGATATATGCCATCATTTGACCCAGATAATGACCCAAATAGTCGTATTCAAACACCCTGGAGAATGGTTTTTGACAGATTTATCCCTGAAGGTGCGGTATTTTTTTTACCTGAAGTAATTCCAGGATATTTAAATTTAACTGAACCTATACATTCAAGATTTTATTCTGCACATTTTTGTTTTACAATTGGAGATTTTGTTAAAGAAGTTCAACATGACCCATTAATGTATTTTCATGGTGAAGAAATATCAATTGCTGCAAGAGCTTACACACATGGTTATGATTTATTTCATCCACATAAAGTTGTATTATGGCACGAATATACAAGAAAAAATCGTGTTAAACAATGGGACGATGACCCAAAATGGACGGAAAAGAATGATAAATCACATTTAAGGAATAGAAAACTCTTTAGCATGGATGGTGAAATGTATAATCCTGCCGAATTTGGAATTTATGGATTTGGAAATATAAGAACTTTACGAGATTACGAGATATATAGTGGAATACATTTTGGTAAACGAGCTGTTCAACAATATACTTTAGATAAAAAATATCCACCCAATCCTTATAACTTTAAAAACGTATCTGAATGGGAAGATTCATTCTCAAGAATTTTTAAACACTGTATAGATTTACATAAAGATTTTGTAAATTTTGATGATTATGAATTTTGGGTTGTAGCATATCATGATGAGCAAGATAATACAATATTTAGACAAGATTGTGGTATTAGTGAAATTAAACAATTAAAATCCTCAAATGAAGAATACTATAAAATTTGGAGAGAATTTCAAACTACTAAACAACCAAGAAAATGGGTTGTTTGGCCATATTCAAAATCTAAAGGGTGGTGTGATAAAATAGAAAAAATCTTATGAAGTTAATCGTTGTTATTTGTCATTATCGTGAAAATTTAAATTGGCTTAAAGATTTAAAACACCCTTATATTGTATATAATAAAAATCCAAATAATAATCATTTATTTGAGAATAATTTACCAAATGTTGGTTTTGATACTGTTGTTTATTTAAAATATATTATTGATAACTATAATAATTTACCTGATTATATTTGTTTCTCTCAAGATAACCCATTTTATCATTGTTCAACAATAATTGATAAAATTAACAATTTTAACTTTGATTCAGATTTTGTACCTTTAGGTATTTCATATGTTAGGGACCAAAAAGATATTTTAGAGAAAACTATTAAATATGCTGAAGAAAATGGTATTAAATTAAATATTCCAATTAAATTTATAAATTCTGCACAATGTATTGTATCAAAAAAACTAATACTTAATAATACTAAAGATTTTTACGAAAAAATAAAAGAAACTCTACCAAAAAATGAAATAATAAACCAAACTAATTATATAGTCGAATATTTATGGCCAACAATTTTAGGCTTTAATGAAGAATTAAAAATTAGTTTTTATAATTGTTAATGATGAAAAAAGCTCTAATAGGATTATCCAATAATATTTTGACTAATATTAATAAAATTAAAGTATGGTCAAAAAGTTTTAAACAATATTCAGATGGTGACATAATATTATTATGTGCAAATACTAATAAATTAGAAATGGATTTATGTAAGTCTCTTGGAATAATTACAGTTCCAGTTTTAGTTAACGATATAAATTATATTAATCATAAAAGATTATTAATTACCAAAGAAGTATTAGAAACTTATAAGTATGACGTATGTATAATAACTGATGTTTTTGATGTTGTATTTCAATCGGACCCATTTAAAAAATTAGATTTTGAAAATTTTGATATTTTTGTTAGCGGTGAGGGCGTAAATGTTAATCAAGAACCTTGGAATTCAGATAATATTAATAAACTTTTTCCACAACATTTTAATGCTTGTGTAAATACTGAAATTATTAATTCTGGAGTAATTGCTGGTAAACGCTTATCACTAATTAAATTACTTGATATGATGTATAATTTATGTCAAGAAAGTAATAATAATCATAATATTAAAGACCAAGCCGCATTAATTGTTTTAGTATCATTAAACTTAATACCCAATTTAAAAATATTTAATTTGGATGATGGATGGGCAATGCATTGTGCTGTTGCAGGTCCAACACAATTTTTTGATGCTTGGGGATTTAGAAATAATTTGAAATATGGAATACCCCAATTAATTAATAAAACTATATGTACTAAAACTGGCGATGTTTTTGACATTGTTCATCAATTTAATCGTATAGATAAATGGAATGAAATTTTAACAAATGAATACATTTAAAACTTGTAAAGTTATTTGTTTTACACCACAAACATATAACTCATATTTTGGGTGGTGGAAATCATTATTAAATACTTCAAATACATTTTTAATTGTTGATAACAGCTCAAATGCAAAAATTGATTATTCTGGGTTTATATATAATGAAGATGATATTCGAAAAAATTTTAATTTTAAAGAAACCGTTAATAGAAATCATTATTGGAATGCACAAGGAAATAAAAATATAATTTGGTTTTATGCCTATTTAAGAATGTTAAATTATTATATAAATAATAACAAATATGATTATTATTGGTTTTTTGATGATGATGTTTATTGTAACAATTGGGAACATTTCTTAAATTCTTTTGAAGACGATGATTCAGACTTTTTATCATATTTTTTATTTAAGAATTTAAATGTAGAATCTTATCCTGAAATCCCAAAAGTTGATAATAAAATGTTTTCTGGAAATTTATGGTTTCAAAGATTTCCATCACATGGTGATAAGCTTGAACCTAACACTAATGATTTATTTGGTTCTTTTTTTCCAATTGTAAGATTTTCTAAGAGAGCGTTAGAAAAATTAAAAGAACTAACATTAAACGATTTTCATGGATATGGTGAAGGGTTTGTTCCAACAACGTTAGCCAAATATGGTTATAAAATTAATACAATATTCAATAACGAAAATAAATCAAAGTATTTCGATACTAATAAAATTAATATTACACATAAAAATATAAAAATTAATTGGGAATGGCTTTAAATAATCCTGTAATAGTAACTGCTCTATTTGATATTGGTAGAGAAACTTGGAATAATTATACAATGTCATATCATACATATTGTTGGTGGGCAAGAAACACTTTATCATTAGACTCAAACATTGTTGTATATACTGAAGAAAAATTCTTAACTGAGCTTAAGAATTATAGACGCGAATTTGACCCGAATTTAGAAAAGACAATTTTTATTACAAAAAAAATAACAGAATTAGATTGTTATACAATTTATTATGAAAAATTAAAAACATTAATGGAATCTGAAAAATTTATTAATAAAATAAGTTTTAAGAATGTTCCAGAAATGTGTCAACCACTATATAACATTATTATGTTTAACAAAGTATTCTTTTTAAAAGATACTATTGATAATAAATATTTTAATAATGATGTTGTAATATGGGCCGATGCTGGAGGATTAAGGGATGATATTAATGTATATAAAAATACTACTTGGCCAAAAATTACAAAATTAAATCTATTAGATAAAAATGTTGTAACAGTATTTTCACACAACCTTGATGTAAATATTACAGATTTTGAATATCATGCATTATCACAAATTAGAAATATCCAGGGTACTTGTTTTTTTGTTCCGTCTCATTTGATTGATATTTTAATAACTGTTTTAAATCAAACTATTAATGACGCAATAAATAATTCATATATCGGAAGTGATGAAAAAATATTTGATATTTGCTATACCAAGCATAAGTCATTGTTTAATTTAATAAAAAGTAATTGGAGAGAATATTTTAATTATTTTAAATAATTAGATATTTATCTTAAATGGAGTTTTTTATTCAAAAAGGTGCAACATTACCATTATTAAAAATGCAAATAGTTAAAGATGGTAGAACTGATTATTCAGGTATAACTTCTTTTATTGAAACATCAAGTATTACTTTTTCAATGATTGATGTTAGTACAGGAATTCCAAAAATAGTTTCAAATGGTGCAGGATTTGTTTCAAAAACATTCATTGACCCAATACATACACCTGAATATTATATCTATTATAGATTTTCACAAAAAGATACAAATAAAGTTGGAAGATATGAAGGCCAGTTTTTATTAAAGAATGACATTGGTGATTTAATTGTCCCAATTAGAGAACCATTATTTATAAATGTCGTAGATTTCATTTGACAAAAATATAATTTTTAGTTATCATTTTTGAAGTTAAGGTTAATGTTAACGTAGTTTAACAGCAAATTTACCACTTTAAAAATTAAAATTTATGATATCACAAGATGAAATTAGGACCTTTTTGGAAGGTTCTGACCCTGAGAAATATATCGTATCAGTTGAATATGATTATATTTCTGACAGTATTTACAAAATTAAACAATTACCAGATAAAGGTTTAGTTTTAGAATCTGAAAGCTTTACCCCATTTGCATGGGTTAGCGATTTTACAAGCATTAAATTTTATAATTCTGATGTTGAATTACAAAAAGCTGCTAAAACTAAATATAAAATTGTCATTGAAAAATTAAGAACTGATGATAATTTTAGATTGAAAAATGGTTTAAAATATTTAGTTAAATCCTTAGATGGTTATAGAAGTTTAATATCTTTTTTTAGAGATGGTGGAATAGACCCTTGGGGTGAACAGTTTAAAAATGATATTTTAATATTATCCCCAGTTGAGCAATTTTTAATCCAAAAAGAAAAGAGATTATTTAAAGGATTTGATGAATATAATGATATTAATAGGTTAGTATTTGACTTAGAGACAACATCATTAGACCCAAAAACTGGAAGAATATTCATGATTGGTATAAAAGATAATCGTGGATATAGAAAGGTTTTAGAGTGTTCAGATGACCAAACAGAAAAAGAAGCAATAGTTGAATTCTTTAACATTCTTAACGAATTGAAACCATCAATTATTGCTGGGTATAATTCGGCAAACTTCGACTGGAACTTTTTATTTGAAAGATGTAAAATATTAATATTAAAGATGTTGCTAAAACATTACATTCAAAATATAAAATAAAAACTAAAGATGCTATATTAAAACTTGGTAATGAAGTTGAACCATATACTCAAGTTGATATGTGGGGATTTAGTATAATTGATATTATTCATTCCGTTAGGAGAGCACAAGCTATTAACTCAGATATTAAATCTGCAGGTCTTAAATATATAACAAAATATTTACAACTTGAAGCTAAAGACCGTGTTTATATTGAACATAAAAGTATTTCTAATTTATATTACGACACTAATGATTATTGGTTAAATACATTAAATGGTAATTACAAAAAAGTTGGTGTAGATTCTAAAATTGATTCAATATGTGAAAAAAAGAATGAAATTTATACTAAGGTAAAAGGTTCTCAACTTGTTGAAATGTATCTTGATGATGACTTAGAAGAAACTTTAAAGGTTGATGAGGAGTTTAATCAAGGGTCATTCTTACTTGCGGGATTGGTTCCAACAACATATTTAAGAATTTGTACTATGGGTACTGCATCATTATGGAAAATGTTGATGCTTGCTTGGAGCTATAAAAATGGGTTAGCAATACCTAAAAAAGATACTCAAAGAGATTTTGTTGGTGGATTATCAAGATTGTTAAAAGTTGGATACTCAAAAAACGTATTAAAACTCGACTTTAGTTCATTGTATCCATCAATTCAACTTGTACATGACATATTTCCAGATTGTGATATTACTGGAGTAATGAAAAGCTTATTGAAATATTTTAGGGATACAAGGATATCATATAAGAATTTAGCTGAACAATTATATGAAACAGATAATAAAAAATCGTTATCTTATGGTAGAAAACAATTACCTATTAAAATATTTATTAACTCAATGTTTGGCGCATTGTCAGCCCCAAATGTATTTCCATGGGCCGATATGAATAAAGGTGAGCAAATAACATGTACTGGAAGGCAATACTTAAGACAAATGATTAATTTTTTCATCGAAAAAGGTTATACACCACTTGTGATGGATACTGATGGTGTTAACTTTTCAAAACCTGATGGATATGAATCCAGAGTATATATTGGTAAAGGTTTAAATTGGAAAGTTAAACTTGGAAAGGAATATTACGGTGATAATGCTGATGTTGCAGAATTTAATGATAAATTCATGAGAGGTGAAATGGCTTTAGATACTGACGGTACCTGGCCAGCTTGTATAAATTTATCAAGAAAAAATTACGCAGTAATTGATGCTAAAGGTAAAGTTAAATTAACAGGTGCAACAATTAAAAGTAAAAAACTACCGATATATATTGAAGAATTTTTAGACAAAGGTATTAAATTATTATTAAATGGTTCAGGATATGAATTTATTGAATGGTATTATGAATACATAGAATTAATTTATAATCAACAGATTCCTTTAAGAAAAATTGCACAAAGAGCAAAAGTTAAATTAACAATTGATGAATATATTCAAAGATTAAAAACTAAAACAAAAGCTGGTCATGGAATGTCCAGAATGGCTCATATGGAATTAGTAATTAAAGAAAATTTAAAAGTTAACTTAGGTGATGAGATATTATATATAAATAATGGTAAAAAAGTTTCTACTGGGGATGTTCAAAAAATTAAAAAACCTAAAAAAGGATGGTCCGAAGAACAAATTGAACAATACTACTCAGTATATGGTAAAAATCCAAATGAGGCATCTGACCATGAAATATTCCTAAATTGTTATATTCTAAATCATCAAGATGTTGAAAATAATCCAAACATGATTGGTGAATATAATTTTAAAAGGTCTATTGCAATTTTTAATAAAAGAATTGAACCTTTGTTAGTATGTTTTCATCCTGATATCAGAGACTCAATATTAGTTGATTCACCAGATAAAAGAGAATTCTTTACAAAAGAACAATGTACACTTGTAAATGGATATCCTTTTGAAGCTCATGACCAAGATGATTTAAATGATGATGTTATGCTAATGGAAAATAGAGAAAATATTTTTTGGGAAAATATTGGTGTTAATCCAAATTATATTTATACCTTTGCTGAAGAAAACGTAGTAAACTAATATTTACAAATATGAAACTTAAAGACTTATGCGTATTTTCAACAGAGTTTCCAGACGCTGATTTCTGGATTGTAAATAAAGGCACTGAAGAAGAAATTGGTTCACCAACAAAAACATTTGACCCCGAATATATCGGGGTCAAAGTTACAAGGACTGATATTTTAGTTCCTGGGTATCTATATTATGCATTTATGTATTTAAAGCAAAATGGTGTTTTATCTAATTTGGCTAAAGAAGTAAATGGAAAAATGATAATTAAAATTTCAGATATTAAAGAAATTCCTATTGGGTAATTTTTTTACCATCACTGGATACAATATACCAATTATTGTTTACCAAAATAAATTCAATACTAACACCCTTACTAATTGCAATTTCATCATATTCTTCATCAATTAGACCAATACTTGGAAGTATTAAAACATTAGTTAATGCTTTTATTATAATATGGTCTGTTGTTGACGCATCTAAAGTTATTTTGCAATTATCAACAGATTTAACAATAACCAAAAATTCACCTCTTGTTCTAAAATTAGAATCTGAAACAATAACATGTTCAGAAGATTTTATAACATTACCATGAATAATTCTTTCTGAAGGTCTACTTCTAAATATTGCCATATCTAAATATAAGATTTTTTAAATTAAAAATCAAATTACGTAAATCTGTCTTGGAAACGCTCTGAATTTCATCGCTTTATTTAATTGTTCAGCGGTCATAGCTTCTTTTTCCATCATTTTTTCAGGTCTTAATCTTTCTAATCTTAATTTAAGTTCTTCTTCAAGTTTACTTCTTTCATCACGACTTTCAGTTTGTAATGATTGGTAATCCATTGTTATTTCAGTATCTGGAGTTTTTAAGTTGCCGCTATATTTACCTCTAACCCTTGCAAGAGTCTCTTTAGATAATGCAATAAACCAGCGTCTCACCCATTGTTGCGCAGGATTATTTAAATCTTCCCAAGCTAATTCATCAATTGGCACGTCAGAAGGTAATCTAATAATATCAGGATTCTTTTTCAAACAATCATCTCTGTCGGGCCCATCAACATCATAATACCAATACCAAACTTTACCATTATAGAAATTAGCATTTCCAAAATCAAATTTACCACCTGGAGTGTTCATTAAATGAATCATTTTTTTACCATCAGGCAGTGCTGTAACACGATATGTTAATTCTGAAGCTAATATTCTTCTTTGAATATTGATTTCTTGCATTCTTAATAACATATCAAAAGCTGGCATTAAGAAATATGAGCCCGAATAACCAATTTGTGAATACCCCCCTGGACCACCAAGACCTGGACCACCCATAACGCCAAAAGACCATGGGTCAAATAAAACATTTGTTAAACTTGATGGTGTAAACCACAAAAGCTCATTTAATTCACGACCTGCAGGAATTTCATATAATTGTTGATTTCGTTGTAATTGTATAAAATCTTTTTTAAGTACCCAAGGACCATTTGTTTGTAAACCAACAATTTTAGAATATGCATAACTATATCTTGTTTCATAGTCTAATGAACGAGTAATAAATGCTTTTGTTAAAGACTGTTCATCTAAATTAAGATTTTGTAAAGATGACCATTGAGATTCAATTAACCAATCTTGAATATATTGTGAATAATCCCCAATAGCAAGTTCAAGTAACGAATCAAGCATTTCGTCTTCAAGTTCTACGCTTCTGAGAGGTGCCCCAAGTAAATGGCGCACTCTTGTAAATAATTTTGTTCTATGTGGTTCAGCAATTACACTCATATAAATAAATATCAAGAATTATATATTTTTTTCAAAGCTTTCATTTCATTTATAGATTTTTGTGTTTTCATTTTATATAATTTTTCAACAAAATCCCAATTTACAGCTGACCAAAATTTTTTAATATAAATATCACGTTTATTTTGATATTTTAAATAATAAGCATGTTCCCATAAATCCAACCCTAAAAGTGGATATCCACCACCTTCAATGTCATTCATTAATGGATTATCTTGATTAGGTGTTGACATAACTTTTAATCTATTATTTTTTGTTAAAACTAACCATACCCAACCTGAACCAAATCTTTCTTTGGCAACTTCTTCAAATTCTTTTTTAAAGTTTGCCAATGAACCAAACTCTCTTTCAATTTTATTTAAAACTGTACCTTTAGGTTTTTGAATTGTTGGCGATAACATTTTCCAAAATATTGCATGATTATATGCGCCACCAGCATTATCTCTGATAGTTTTATTAAACTTAGATATTGTTGATACTATATTTTCTAATTCAACATCGCCAAAATTTCTTTTATTTAATGCTAAATTAAGTTTCTCGACATAACCTTTATAATGTTTTGTATAATGAACTTCCATAGTTTCTGGGTCAATAAATCTTTTTAAGGCCCCATATGAATATGGTAATTTTTCAATACCAATTTTTTTCATTTCGTTTAAGAAAAATTTTTTAGATTCTTCTTTTTCATTTTTGATAATCTCACGCTCAATTAGGTGTAACCTATTAACTAAATTTTTCATAACTTTCAAGAACAATTGGTATTACATTACGTAATAATTTGATGTTTATTTTTTAAATAAATATCATCATTCTTTACTTATTGATTTTAAAATTTGATTAAAAATATCAGGTTCATTAATATTATCACCCATAACGGTATCAATCACAACTTTTTTATTTTGTAAAATATCATATATAATACCTTCAATAGTATTTTCAAATATTGGGTAGAATATTGAAACAGAATTTTTCTGACCAATACGATATGCCCTATCTTCAGCCTGACTATGGTCAGATGGTACAAATGATAAATCATTCATTATAACAGCCTCTGCAGCAGTTAATGTAATACCTGCACCTGCAGCTTTTAAGTTACCGATAAATACTTTTATTTTATCGTTATTTTGAAATTCATCAACAGCATTTTGTCTTTTATTTTGATTACAACTACCATCAATGTAAACGCATTTCTTACCAAAATGGTTAACAAAATTTTGTAAAGTTGCTGTAAAATTTGTAAAAATAATAACTTTTTTATCTTGTTCTAAAATATTTTCAGAAATTTCTATTGTATGTTTTATTTTTTCCTCAGCAATTACTTGTCGTACTTTTGCAAGCATTGACAATTTAATACTTAATGATGCATTTTCATTTTCTGATTTATTATACCATTCATAATATTCACCCATTAAATTTTCATATAAATAAGATTTTAATCTCAAGTATACAGGTGTAATAATTTTTTCTGGCAAATCTAAAACTTCAGTTTTAAGTCTTCTTAAGAATTGGTTTGATGTTCTTTCTCGTAATTCATCAAGATTTGATGCCCCATTTAAATTCCAAATTTTTCTATTTGAGTTTTTTATTTTGAACTGATAACCATCACAATATCTAATAACATAAGCTTTCCAATTTTGTGCAACAGGTGAATCAATTAAATTCAATAAATTATAATAATTTATTGGCCTTGAGGTCATTGGTGTACCTGTTAATACCCATAGATATTTTGATTTTTTAGCAAATGAATTTACAAGTTTTGTTCTATTTGCTTGCACATTTTGCAGTGCATGTGCTTCATCTAATATAATTAAATCAAAATTACTTTTTAGTATTAAAGATTCTTCTTCATTATTTGGGTCATAAAAATTTTTAACTATGTCATAGTTCATAATTACAAAATCAGCATCTTCATATTTTTTACCTTCACAAACATAAATTGATTTATCGGTATATATTTCAATTTCCTTTTTCCAATTTAATTTTAATGATGCTGTACAAACAATTAATACTTTTTTAGCATTAATCTCTAAAGCTGAAATGATTGCGGTACTTGTTTTTGCTAACCCCATATCATCAGCCAAAATAAATTTTCTACAACCAACCAATTTTTCAATAGCTTCTTTTTGGTGTTCCATTGGTGGTCTGCGATTATATTTACTATAATCAATTTCAACCTTTTCAACTTTATGTACTTTTATAATAGCAGTTTTTGGTAACCAGAAATCATATAATGTTTCACCACTAAACATTTTTCCCCATATATGATAAGCCTTATCTTTTTCTACCAATAATTTTTCAACCCAAATTTCTGTTGGAACTTTAGTTGATAATTTATCTTCAGATAATTTTGTTGCAAAGTATGGGTCAATATCAACCCATTTTTTAGCAACTTTAGGCTTAACATTCCAATAATTTATTATATATTCTGATTGAGATTTAGTAGGATAAAATTTTTTATTTAATTCTTGTCTACGTTTAAGATATAGTATATAGTTATTAGAACCTGAATAGGTTTCTAAAATGTTTAATGCTTTTTTTTCAATTATTTCAAAATTTTCCTCTTGCATAAGAATTTTATAAAAAAAATAATAAAAATTAAAAATAAATCAATTATGATATTTATAATGTATGAATAATAAAATACCAATAACAAGATTAGGTAAATTCTTTGCAGCTGAAGATTTTAATTTAGAAATTGAAATGGGTAAAGAATGGTTACATGGTGATATGAATTTTACTTTAGTTTTATATCGAATTGATAGATACAAAACTAAAAATGATGATGTTTACGGTGAAACTTCATCGGATGGTATTAAATTTTTACCTCCTGTAGAATTTAAAGGATTAGTTCAAATAAGTATGCCTGAAAACAAATATTTAGGTAATAGTAAATTAGAACAAATGGAACCTGGAAATTTGAAAGTATCGGTTTATCAATCTTATTTAGATGCTTTAAATATAGATATTTCTTATGGCGATTATATTGGTTATTATGAAACTCAAACAAGAATTAGATATTATGTTGTCAATAACGATGGACGAGTAACTTCTGACAATAAACATACATATGGTGGTACAATACCATTTTATAGAACAATTATAGCATCTGCTGTAAATGATAATGAATTTAGAGGTTTATGAAAATTTTATTAAAAGAACATCAGTATAATTTTTTATTAGAACAAATAGTCGGGTTAAATTCTTTTTTACTTATGTTTGGTATGAGATATAACTTAACAGGTAAAAATATTAAAGATTTAGAATTACTAATTAAAAATTCTGGGTGTAAAAATATTCAAGTATTAGATATAAAAGGTCCTTTAGGCTATACTTTACATGATAAATTAGTAATTTCTAAAAAATTATTAGATAGTGGTAATTTATCATTAGTTTTATTTGTTTTATTTCACGAATTAGCACATTCATTTCAATTTAAAAAGTATGGTGATAATGTTATGTATAAAATATATGATGAAAATTTTGATTTAGATAATGCTGTAAATTTTTTAGTAAATACCGAAATTACAGCTAATAGATTTGCAAGAAAAAAACTTGCACAATTTAATTCAAAAAATAAAATTGCGAGCTTTGAAGGTTTAAACCCACATATTGATAAAAATCAGTTAAAACATCAAATAATAAGTTTTAGAAATTATATTAAAGAAAATAATATAAAAAATGACAAAAAAATTTCTGAAATGGTATATAATTACATAAAAATGCTTACTGCTTACTAATATGATAATCGTTATAAATAACAAACAATATACACTAATTAAAGAAAATATTGATGCAAGCGAAGCACATTCTGAAATTGGGTCAATACAAACAGTAATTGATGGTAAAAGAAATGTTGGGATTTTAACTTTTAAAAATAAATCTGATAAGATGTATAAATATATTAAAAAAAGTGATTTAAATACTTTAGAATATTTTAGAGAAGATGGTGATTTAGTTTGTATATTTTATAATGATGGATTTAAAGATGATGCTGTTGAATTAATGAATATTTCATTAAAGTATAATGGATATTTAAGTGTATATGCTACTGAAGAAGATTCTATTAGAATTGGTCAAATTTTAGGCTATACAGATAAATCAATAAGTGAATATATTTTAAGAAATAGATATATTAGAAATAATCAAATAACATGCGTGAAATGTGGATGGAATTGGATGGCTAATGAGGCTGGTGATGATAAATTTACATGTCATAAATGCGGAACAGATAGTAGTTATATATATAATGGCATTTCCTAAAAAAATAAAAAAAACCTTTGAATTATCAAATAAAAGAACTTTATATCCAAGAAGAGTTCAATTATTTGATAAAATAAATGAAAAAGGTACATTCTTACCTAAATCAATATTACATGCCGATTTAGATAGAGGATTTTTAGATTTTACAAAAAATGAGCTTGAAATAACTACTGATGGTAAAAAAATACCTGTTGTTGATGTAATAATAACAACACAAAATTGGTCTCAATTTGTTGAAACAAAAAATTTTCAAGATTTAGATAAAAATATCACACCTCCATTTTTAAGCGTGGTTAGAAATCCTGAAGTAAAATATGGAACTAATCCTGCATTATTATATACTATACCTGTAAGAAAACAATTTTATTATGTTTCAGTACCAAGTTTTGATGGTAATAGACTAAATACTGATTTATATAAAATACCACAACCAGTACCTGTAGATATCGTATATTCTATTAAAATTGTTTGTAACAGAATGAGAGAACTAAACACTCTTAATAAAAAAATTTTACAAACATTTTCATCGAGACAAGCATATTGTGTAATTAAAGGTCACTATATACCAATAATTTTAAATAATATTACTGATGAATCCGTAATGGATATTGAAAAACGAAAGTATTATATTCAAAGTTATGAATTCATAATGTTAGGGTTTCTAATTGATGAAGAAGAATTTGAAATTGTTCCAACAGTTGAAAGAGTTTTTCAGATTTTTGAAACTGAAGATAGGGAAAGAAAAGCAACATTACCTTATAAATTAGAAAACCCAGATACATATCCTGTTAATATAGAATTTATTGATGAAAATACAACAGTAATAAGAAGATTTTATGAGACTGTTGATTTAAAACTTGTATCAACAAATAATATTTCAACATTTGATGTTTATATTAATGGTCTATACTATGGAACAAATATTACCAAAATACAAGTTAATGGTGGGGAATTATTAAAATTTGAAGTTGTAAAAATTAATCAAAATCAGACATCGAATATTTTATTTGATTCGGTTTTAGTTTGAACCTTTTAAAATAAAAATTTATTTTAATAAGTAAAGTTTTTTGAATTTATTCTAATATTTATATTAGAGTATTTATAATCTTAATTATTAAATACGATAAAATAAATAATAATGTTTAAATAACTAACATAAAATAATAAATTTAAAAAACTAATGGCAACTAACAGTAAAATTTTCGTTTCACCAGGTGTTTATACTTCTGAAAGAGATTTAAGTTTTGTTACTCAAAGTGTTGGTGTTACAACATTGGGCATTGTTGGAGAAACCTTAAAAGGTCCAGCATTTGAACCAATATTCATCAGCAATTTCGACGAATTTGAAACTTATTTCGGTGGTACTAATCCTGAAAAATTCATTAACACACAAATTCCTAAATATGAAGCAGCATATATTGCTAAATCATATTTACAACAATCAAATCAATTATTTGTAACCAGAGTTCTTGGATTGTCTGGTTACGATGCTGGACCTTCTTGGTCAATAACAACAATCGCTAACGTGGATAGTTCAACTGTAGGATTTGACCAAATTTGTACATCTGTACCTAATTATACAGCAAGTACTTGTGATTTACTATGTACGGCTCAAACATTATCATTTAATGTTACATTTACAGGTTGTTCAAATTCTGATGGTAGTATAACTTTTACAACATCGTTCCCAGATGAAATTCAAAACATTTTGAATTCCCAATATACACAATTTGATGGTAATATTTCAACGTTATCTTCAGATATTAAAAACCAGTTATTATCAATATTTGCACAACCAAGTTTAAGTGCAAGTTCAATATCTTATTGGGGAACAATTTCAGAAACTGATTATAATATATTAAATCCTGTATTTACATCTTCAACAAATGTATTTGGAGTATCTAATGTAAATTATGCGGAAGCTGATTTAGCATCATCATTAAATGATTCTTGGTATTATGCATTATTTAATAATTATAATGCAAACAGTTATTCAGGATTTTCATTTTGGACAGTTGTTAACGCATTGACTATGTTACCAAAAACAGCAGTAACTACGACAACAACTACAGTTCCAGTAACAACAACAACGACAACAAATCCTTGTTCTACAACAACTACTACATTACCTGTAACAACAACTACTACAACAGAACCTGATTGTTTTTCAGGAAGTGTTCATGGTAAAATATATTATTATACTGGTACATCGTATAGTAATTTTAATAATATTGTTGTTGCAACATTAAGGTCAAGAGGTGTATCAAATTTTGATTCATCAACCAATGGGCCAGTTTATGAAATTTCAAATTTAAATTCTGTAAATTTAGATTTTAGTGGTTCATATTCTGCAGTATTAAATAATCCTTTTGCACCATTTGCAATAAATGTTACTAATGATACTGGTAAAAACTTTATTTTCAAAACATCATTACAACCTTCTGATTCAAATTATATTTCAAAAGTATTTGGATTATCAAATTTTGGTAAATCAAAAAATGAAGTTCCACTTTTCTTAGAAGAAAGATTCCAATCAATGCTTTTATGGGCTTGGAGAAAAGGTTACATTAGAGGTCTTCGTCCAGAGTTAGTTGCACTTAATAGTGCAAGAAGTGAAGACCCTTCATCAATAGCATATTATGCTGAAAAATATCAAACACCAGAAACTCCATGGTTAGTATCAGAATTACGTGGTAATAATGTTTATAAATTATTTAAATTTATATCAATTGCTGATGGTAATAGTGCAAATAATCAAATAAAAATTTCAATTGGTAATATTTCATTTTCAAATAGAACTTTTGATGTTTTTATTAGAGATTTTTACGATACTGATGATGCACCACAAATTTTAGAGAAATTTACTAATTGTGGTATGGACCCGTCACAAAATAATTTTATTGGTGTTAAAATTGGTACAAGTGATGGTGAATACTCATTAAATTCTAAATTTGTAATGGTTGAATTAAATGAGGATTCTCCAGTTGATGCATTACCTTGTGGTTTCGAAGGATATAAGTTTAGATTATATGATAATGTAAACTCACCATTCCCAATTTATAAAACTAAATATAATTTTCCTGGTGAAGTTGTTTATAATCCACCGTTTGGTAATGTAAATGGTTCAGATAATGTTATTAGAAGTTCTGGTGATAATATTAGAAGAACTTATCTTGGCTTATCAAATACTGTTGGTTACGATTTAGATATGTTCCAATATTTTGGTAAACAAAATATTGGAACCATGTGTTCACCATCACTACAAGATTGGGCATATTTATCTAAAGGTTTCCATATGGATTCTGGTGCAACTGTTGTTACAATTCCTGATGGTTATACAACATCTGGAACTACAGCTTTTGAAGTAGGTTCTGCTGAATTTAGAAGTGAACCACAAAATCAAACAAATCCTTACTATCGTTTATTTGCAAGAAAATACACATTATTTGTTGCTGGAGGATTTGATGGCTGGGATGTATATCGTGAATATAGAACAAATGGCGATAGATTTCAATTAGGAGCTTCAGGTTATCTTGCAGGAGCTTGTGCCGATGATAGATATCCTAATGCAACGGGAGATGGTTTATTTGCAAGAATAACTGTTGGTGATAATACTCAAGATTGGGCAAATACAGATTACTATGCATATCTATTAGGACAAAAAACTTTTGCAAATCCTGAAGCTGTAAATATTAACGTGTTTACAACGCCAGGTATTGATTATGTAAATAACAGTAACTTGGTTGAAGCAGCTATAGATATGATTGAAAATGATAGAGCCGATTCTTTATATATTTGTACAACACCAGATTTTAACATGTTTACACCAAATACTACAAATGAAAGTGATTTTATATATCCACAAGAAGCTGTTGACAATTTGGAAACAACTGGTATTGACTCAAACTATACAGCAACATATTATCCTTGGGTTTTAACAAGAGATACTGTAAATAATACACAAATTTACATTCCTGCAACTGCTGAAGTTAGTAGAAACTTAGCATTAACAGATAATATTGCCTTTCCATGGTTTGCTTCAGCAGGTTATACAAGAGGCTTAGTTAATTCTGTTAAGGCAAGAAGAAAACTTACTCAAGAAGATAGAGATACATTATATGAAGGTAGAATAAATCCTATTGCAACATTCTCAGATGTTGGTACAGTAATTTGGGGTAATAAAACTCTTCAAATTCGTGAGTCAGCTTTAGATAGAATTAATGTTAGAAGATTATTATTACAAGCTCGTAAATTAATATCTGCAGTTGCTGTTAGATTATTGTTTGAACAAAATGATGATATTGTTAGAACTCAATTCTTAGATACTGTGAATCCTATTTTAGAAGCCATTAGACGTGATAGAGGCTTATATGATTTTAGAGTTACTGTTTCATCAGCTACTGAAGATTTAGATAGAAATCAAATGACAGGTAAAATTTATATCAAACCAACAAAAGCTTTAGAGTTTATTGATATTGAATTTTTAATTACACCGACTGGTGCTTCATTTGAAAACATATGATTTATCATAAATAAACAAAAAAACCCGAAATTTGTCGGGTTTTTTTGTTTATAAATTATTTATAAATATGAAAACTTTAATCAGAAAAATATTGCAAGAACAAGAAGAAATAATAACACTTCCACCATTTCATTATTTTGATAATGATTGGAATCTGGTATTGGAATTAAGTGAAGGAAAACCATTTAAGATTATGGGTAATGTTGATTTAAGTGATAATCAAAAAATAACAACTCTTGGCAATTGTTATGCTGTTGGTGGTAATTTGGATTTATATTTTTGCGAAAATCTTGAATCACTTGGAAATTTAACTGAAGTTGGTGGTGATTTGAATTTATTTGGGAGCAAAAATCTCCAATCACTTGGAAATTTAACCAAAGTTGGTGGTTGGTTGGATTTACAAAATACACCAATAGCACATACAATGACAGAAGATGGAATAAGACAACAAGTTAATGTTGATGATGATATTTATATATAATGAAAACTTTAATCAGAAAAATATTGCAAGAACAAGAAGAAATAATAACACTTCCACCATTTTATTATTTCGATAATGATTGGAATTTAGTGTTAAAATTAAGTAATGGAAAACCATTTAGAATACAAGGTAATGTAATTTTAAGTAATAATAAAGAAATAACAACTCTTGGCAATTGTTATGCTGTTGGAGGTAAATTAAGTTTATTTAAATGTATAAATCTCGAATCCCTTGGAAATTTAACAGAAGTTGGTGGTGATTTAAATTTATTTAAATGTGTAAATTTACAATCACTTAGTAATTTAACTTCAGTTAGCGGTAATTTAGATTTAAGAAGTACTAAAATAAATTCACTTGGAAATTTAACCAAAGTTGGTGGAGATTTATACTTATACAATTGCACAAATCTCCAATCATTTGGAAATTTAACCAAGGTTGGTGGTTATTTGGGATTGAGTTATACACCAATAGCTGATACAATGACAGAAGATGAAATAAGACAACAAGTTAATGTTCGTGGTAAAATTTATTT